CACAGCCAGAGAAAGTGAACCAAGGTTCGAGCAGAATTGCCTCGCGATTGCCCCGTGCAAAAGTGGCCTTCTGCCGTTCGAATTCCTCAGGGGTGAATGGCGGCACGACGATCCTGTCGCCAATGTCCCTTAGCGCCTCGAAGAATGGTGCAGTTTGCAGATCATTGATCCACCACTTTTCGTACCGAAGATACGTCGCGGCGGCCCAGAAAACATTTCCTCTGCCCACGCATGGCTCGACATACAGGTGGCCAACTGGCGGCATGAACCGCACGATGGTCTTGGCGAGCCCGCCCTTCGATCCGGGGTAGCCTATTTGAGGCACTCGCCCGGTGAACGGCTTGCGGATCAAAATTGTCGGAAGGCTAACTGGTTGATCATTGTTAGGGAAACACCCCAGTCTTATGCCCCGCCTCTTTCATGTCTGCGAGCACATAACCTTTTACTGTCGAGCCATTCGCACCTTGCGATTTGGGCCGGAGGCGGATTGTGCGAGGCCTCACGCCAAAAGGCTCCAATAATGAAGCGAGCATCATGCTGCCTTCGATGCCGGGCTTGAGCCCGTCACCCCGAAACGCTCGCCACGGCCCTGTGGGCAACTCACGCAATGCAAGAATCGCGTCAGCCGTGCTGATCGATTTCCTCCTTTGACTTCCGATGATGCGAATCAGGTCGCGAAGCGCCCGTTCCCCGTACTCAATCTGCTGCGCGACATCTTCATGCTGTGGGAGGTCAGTGTGTTTGCGGGCCTCCGCAGTTTTGGCGGTTGAAATGTCCACTGCGGCTCGCACCAGTTCGTCCCAGCGATCCGGGCACAATATCCGGCAGATTGAGAACAATGGGCTCCAGATTTCTTCCTCACGGTCCGCAAGGAAATCGAATCGGCCCAAATCGACATAGGCGTCTGCTATTTGTTCCGCCTGAATGACAAGCATTTCGGCCAGCTTGTCCCGCAGCACCCTGCCTTCAGCCTGCGTCTCCGAATAAGTGAAACGGTATGGCGAGCGAGCGCGGCGCAGATTAATCACGATGCTGCGATCTCGCAAAGTGTCGTTTGGGTCTCCGATCAGCACGAAAACCTTTGGGCAGTACACGCGGTAATGGCGGAAGTCCTGGCCCTGCCTGCGTGTTACAGTGCCGCCGCGCCGATAACCGGAATTGATGATTGCGCGAAAATCCTTCTGAGAAGTTGCAAATCGTTCGGCTTCGTCGATCATCAGAGTCGGAAGCTCGCTCTCGATCATCGCAAACATTGCTGCGGGCGTGATGTCCGCAACGTGCCTTGCACGAGCAGCAACGAATGACAGTAGTTCCATCAGCCGTGTTTTTCCTGCTCGCTTGGTAGCCGCCGTAATCACTAAATATCCGTAGGCATCAAAGTTCTCGTATATGTGCGTGCCCGCAACCCAGAGAGCGAGTGGGAACGCATAAGCGTGATTTGAAAACGCCACGTAACGCCGAAGGTAGACTTCGACCTCTTCGAGCACCCCGGCGGGGGTTGCCACGTCGCTCACGCCGATAGTAGTTGCATCCTTGGCCGTCATTTCTTCTCTCGTGTTGGGATCGACTCCCACGCTTGCTCAGTCGGGTTCCACATCTGAGCATTGGTGTGCGATCGGGCTACTGTCCGGCGAGTAGCGCGTCCAGATATACCCGGCTCATTGATTGCCGCATGGTTGAACAGCAAATTCTGAGTTTTGATCTCGACAGTGCAGATGGTGTCATTTCGACTGCCTCCGTGAGGCACCATCAAAACTCTTTGCATTTCAAACCCGCGACTTTTCCCTAATCCCATACTGTTCCAGCCAAAGCACAGCACTTTGCCGCCGAGTTTGAGGATCCGGGCAATTTCATCCTTGCAGGCGGCCCAGTACCCCATATTAGTGACGGTAGCGGTTAGGAGTTCCATGCCGCGATTCTTGTAACATTCGCTTGCTTGATGGAATGAATAAGGTGGATCGTACAGGACGCCATGATAATGCTCTGATGGCTGGGCCTTGAGAAACTCAAGAGCGTCCAAATGAAACTCGGAGTTCGCTTTCGGGTCGAGGTCATTCTTGACCTGAGCGGGAGACTTCATTCCCGCGAACGGATCACACCAAATGCCTCCATTCATCTCCTCTGCCAAGAGAGCCTTGATTGGAGGGATTCCAAAAGTCCACTTGTTAGGCTGTGCGTGTTTGCGCTCCATTGAATCCTCCTCTCTCCTTGGTTCTTATTTGCTTCTTTCAGTTCTTGGACTCGGCCTGGCGCTCATAAATCCCGCTATCAGTGGTGCTGTTCATGGCGCATCACGTTGACATAGCCAGCCGGGAGATACTGTTGTAGGTCTTTCTTGAAGTAATGAGCGACCTTGAGCTTCGCGCAAAGTTGCATCATGCGTTCGGTGTAATCTCGCCAGTCGGTTGTCTTGGTCATCGGTAGGTAGTTCGCACGCCCGATCTTGTAAAGATCAACGTACTCGTGTGTGCACCTAACGATCTCCAAGCTGGCCTCGCAGTCCAGTGTTGGTTCCAGACTCACCCAAGTGAAAATGCCGCGATCATGGAAAGTCTTGAGCGCGTCGATGCGGTCACCGGGCAATGCAGCCGCACGCTCCCACTTCAGCGAGAACGCATCATCGAGGCTAGTCAAGGTCGATGCAAACGAATCCCGGCCAGGACGGAAAAGAGCAATGTCGCGAATTGACCGTGTTCCGCCCTTAGTCAATGTGCATACGCCCATGCCATAACGCTGCAAGCACTCAATCGTCTGTCGTGTTAGCGTGGTGTCGCCCAGATGGTATGGGTCTGTGGTGAACGAAAGCATGACCTGCCCTTTGTACTCAGCCTCCTGATATTTGGCAGCGTCCTTTTCCAAATTGCGCAGGAAGTCGAGTCGGGGAACCGCGCCCGAGTCGAACTCCTCCCGCTTCATCCTCAGCACGAGCGGAACGTAGCAGTAGGCGCACTTGTGACCGCACCCGCGGTATGGATTGCAGGCGAGTGGGGCATACTCACCCGCTTGACCCTTCGGCGCGTAAATGTACGAGCATCCCCTGATCCCATCAGTCTCGGCGCTCTCCTCCGTTTTGGCCGACGCTGACCGGATCACAACGAGAGGCGGGGTGGCGCGATTGTCCGTATCCGCAAACGGAGCAGGCAAGACCGCCCCATCATTCTTCTTATCTTGATCGGCCATTCCGATCTCCCATGAATTAAACCGTTCAGCAGCCGTGCCCTGTGTCGCATCTGCTTCCAAAACTCCGGCGCTGTGGCCACCATACGCGAGGCAAGAGAGGCGATACAGGACACCAACAGGGTTAATTTCCGGCGATCTACTGTCCTTTGAAGAAAGATTGATTCGGCGGATAATGTGAGGGGGCTTCTAAATAGCAGCGATGACGGCACGCTAATTGCCAACGGATTTGGTAAGTGCGGAGGGGGCGTTAGCGTCGTCTCGAAGGAAAGCGCGGGCGACCAGTAACTACTGTTGCTTTTTCCTTAAACCGACTAATAGCTCGACTTAGTTTTTCCACACTTACGAATTTGCTTGGCTCGTCATGTGCAGCGTGTGCTGAGTCGATTAGATTCGCTAATTCCTCCACATGGTATTGACCTGTCCCGCGACGCACTTCGTCAGCTAACAGATACAAATAAAAGCTCCACCTAGCTCGCTTCCAGCCCAACTTCTTGCTTGAACCACGGAGTGCTTCAAGATGTTGCTTGGACACTTGCAATTTCTGGAGTTCCTCTCTTAGGACGTGGCCCGGGGGAAGAACGAGGAGTAAAGGACGAATCTGGACAAGGCTAAATATATCGTCTCGCAGCTTGTCGTATTTTTGACTGATCTTTTTGATCTGTGTTTTGAAGGCCTTATTGGCACCAGTTCTTTTTCTCTCCGCAAATTTTCCGGGGATGGTCAGGAGGTAGAGATGCTCGATTATGAACGAGGTGTTGCACTCCTTGTTCATCATGTTCCAAGCTTCAATCCTGTACTTATATTCCGCTATTTCTTGGGCAAATCTCTTTAGCCAACCTGTTTTGACCAGATCGCCCCAGAGCGTAGCGAAAGGCACAGGGCCACGTGCGGGGTGATAGCTGTCGAGAACGCCTTTGATGATTTCGTCTCTCGTTGGCGGCCTACGTCTGGGGCCAGTGTTTGTTTTTTGCCCTGATGCCATGAGCCCTCCTTCGCGGTTACAGAGGTCATCGTATCTTAACCACCTTGCGGTCCCCGACAAGGACAGAAACGGGGATAATTTTAAGCATCTTTCTGTCCTCGATTCGATTTGGAACTCTGGGCTACCGTACACACGTCAACAGGGCACAGACGTGTACGACAAGAAATCCCCGTCCAACTCGGAGCAAGTCAACTCATCCACCCAGTCTCCTCTATCCGCCGCGTTGCAATTTTCTGCCAGCGATATTAAGGTTCACTCCTCGACACCACCGATGCGGCGGAAACGAGGACGTTGCATGAGCCGCAGACGTGGTCAGACCGGAAGTATCAGTAAGAATGGTAACTGGTGGACCGTGAGATTCTGGATGGATGTACCGGGGCAAGAAGAAAGAGTCTACAAGCGGGAGAAGATTTGCCCGACTTCGGGACCGGGACTTCTGACGGTTTCAGCACGGAAACTCAAGGCCAAGGAAATCATTGAGGCTAGTGGCGCGGACAAACCGGAGGCGTTGCGAGAATCCATTGCATCCGTCTGCGGTCTGACGTTCCGTCAGCAGTCCGATACTTGGCTTCGCAGCATGAGGAAACGTGACGTGGCACCTTCCACACTTAGCGACTGGGAAGGGTGCCTCAACGCTTGGCTTGTGCCCACCACGATCAACGGGACACCTTTCGGCGACCTCCCGCTTGCAGTTATCAAGCGAACGGTCGCACAGGAACTCATTGACAAGATGGTTGCAGGCGATTTGTCACCTAAGACCATCTCGAATTACTTCCAAGTGGTGCGGATGGTTTTTTCGTCCTGTGTGGATGAGGACGGAGTGGAAACCTACCCTCGCAACTGGAGGAAGATGGGTCTCGTGATTCCGAAGGTTAACCGAAGGAAGCAACGTCGTCCATGCTTCACAAAGGACGTGATGAATCACCTAGCCAATTCGCTGACCGTCGAGCGCAAGATGAGGATGTTGTTTATCCTTTGTGGCGCGACTGGTCTTCGACTTGGCGAAGCACTCGGCATCTGCGTCGAGAAGATTCTTGACGGCGGTAGCCGAATCATCATCGATCAAAAAGCATGGCGCGGCGAAATACACGACTACCTTAAGACTGAAAACGGGGAACGCGAAGTTGACCTTCCCGTGAATGTGGCGAAGTTGTTGCTTGAGTTTATCGACGGCCGTAAGACCGGGCTATTGTTCCGTACCCGGAACGGGAACCAGTTAAACCAAAGGAACATCCTTCGGCATCTCCACAAAGCACTTAAGGAAGTCGGTTTCGAGCAGGCAGGAGCGCACAGCTTCCGCCGCTATCGCAACACCTATCTTCGCAACTTCACGACTTGCCCGGCGAGCATTCTCGACTTTTGGCTGGGCTGGGGTGGCGAAGGCATGAGCGCACACTACGACAAGATCAAGGCTGATGTGTCGTTCCGTAAGGAAGTGGCGAATAG